GAGCCTGCAAGGAAAGTACCTGCGGCTTGGTTAATTACGCTCATCTTTAGCTGATCGCCCACGTTCATAAACAACGTGATATCCTCAGATTGCATGTTGCGCGTTTGATTGCCATTGGTAGGCGCCGTAAACTGAGTGTATTGTCCGTCATTATCCGATACTCTACGAAGCTTCATCGTGCGCACGTTTGAAACTATCCCACTCGTTGCCGTTGGGTCATTGGTAGCGAATAAACGAAACGTAAACCACCCCGTGAATGGTGCGGTATAAATCCCCGTGGCCGCATTGAATGATCCGCTTGGGTCGTTTACCTCAGTGAATGAGGTTAGTTGCGTTTCGGTATTTGCAGCCGCTGAAAGGTTTGAAGTTAGGTAGGCCGAAAAAAGGAATTGTGCTGGCTGCGATGTTGACCGATTCCACTTTGAGTTCACGTAAGGAATGTACACGGCCTCCATTTCAGGCAGTATATTGTCAGTAGTGTATGTAAACCCTGCTTCACGGATTATCTTGTCAAATATCCACGATTCCCGAACCATGAGCGACATCTCAGCTGGGAATATTGGATTGATTGTTGAAACGACGGGCCGTGTGTTGACCTCGCCACCCTCACTGAGTTTATAACCGCGATCGATTAGCGCATACTTCCAATTCGTTGACCCTGCGATTACGTTGTCAAAAGTCATTTCATGGCTCAGTGATGAATAGTCCAATTCACTCAGCATCTTAGTACCGATCTCCCTTGCGATGTCGGGTGTTTCGGCAAAGAAAACTATTTCGATTTCAGAATAAACATTGTCGAGCTTGTACGCTTTCAACACTTGCACGTGACCCACACCAACGGGGATCGTATTCACCGATAAGGTCGCGCTGATCTTTTTGTGGAACGAAAACTCACCCGTGTAATTGACGTTAGAGATATCCCCGAAAAATTGTAGGTTCGTTTCGGTCGCTGGCACTCTGAAATTCCATGAGCCGCCACCTTGTACGGCTAACTCGCTTGGGTTGGTGAACGCATAGGATAGCGCTATCTTCTCAACCCCGTAAAGGTCAAGTATAACCGATTGGCCGCTATCTGATACAAGTGTGAGAAGTACGTCGTTCATTAATTTGGTTGGTCTTGTGCTACTTTGATTCTGATCGTTAGAGGTTCAAGTGTCTTGGCGTTGATATTGCGCACACGGATATTGCTATCTTGGACAATCACGGGCGTATGTGTGCCGTCATCGTGGACCCAGTGCACTTGTTTGGACAAAATTAGTCCTTTCAAAAACTCCCATTCGCCTTGTTGTAGTTTGTCGGTCGAGCAAGTGATGAACTTGTCGATCTTCTTATAGACAACTCGCTCCGATTCGTCGAAGGTGTTGAATGTAAAGTCGGTCGATTCGCCAACGTCACCATAGTTGCCCACGATTCGCTTCGATACCTTTTGCTCCGTTGCGTATTCTTGCTCACTGAGCATATTGAAGTTGTAATACTCCCATCCACCACGACGGCCCACCCATGCAAGACGGATCGGTGTGTAGTCATGGCAGCTGCAAATACCCGTTCGTGGTCTATCCGCATTGAACATAATGTAGGTCATCGACACTTGCTCATCATCTTCATTGAATATTTTGAAAAGTATAAATCTCCAATTGGGAAAATCCTCTGGTTTGATTATTCCACTAAGAGTTGAAGCGTTTAGGTTGGCAGGGTATATTGGTAAATGTGACCAATACGATTGATCTTCTAATCCAATTTCAACCGTTGTTGGTGTGCCATTGTCTGCAAAAATTTGTAGCCTAATGTAATTCGGCTCAGTGATTGAATCGGCACTATAAGGCCCGCGAATATCCCACACGCCCCAATCGGATTCTCTCACGGGTATGTAGATTGTATTATCAAGGTTCAAACCAAGACTTGATGCATATTGCCAATAATAAGTCGATGGCAAGCGATCACTCATTAAGCGCGATTGATCGCCGTCTTCGTGCCCTATTCGCGCTAGCAATGACGGCTTATACCCATCGCGTGTGGTGAAGTCGAGATAATTGTATAGATATAAGTCTAAATCGATTTGACTTGCCTCGTTAATATCAAATACGCCGTCAACATCCCACGCCTCCCATATAATAACGGCAAGTTGCTGAAAGCCTGCACTACTAGGGCTTGTCTGACCTTCTGCAATATTGATCGCATCCGCACGTGTGATCGAGTGTACACTTCCCTGACTATCTGCTTGACCTAAATCACCTGAGATATTGCGCATAAACTGAGTGACCGATGACACGATATTGAATACTAGGTAGTCGTTTGGATTTGGTGAAACGATGTACTCGACTTCTTTGCCTGCAATGGTTAAGCGCACGACGTACTTAAACCCGTCGTTTGACGAGTTAGTAGATGAAGCGGTGATAATTAGTGGTGTGCTAATCGCTGAGTGTTCATCGGGTTGTTGGTGTATTGTTATTGCCATTTTGCGCCCATTATTTTTGTTCTAAGTCTTTCTACTAATTCCATTGTCAACTCTTGACCTCTTATCTCCATCACATCATTCACGGCATCTTCAAAGTAGTGAATACCCTCGATGCCATTAACTCCAATCGAGCGAGCGATCAAATACGCTACCTTGCGCATCTCCGCTTCACTCGACTTTATAAATCCACCTTTCGGACCACGTAAGCGAATCGGTTTCTTCTTCATCCATTCCATGATCGCATCGGTTGGCGGTGGCTTCGCTCCCTTTCTCCTTCCCTTCTCAATCACGTTGGCGTACTTATTCGCTTCGCCACTCGCCCCAAACTTCACACGGGTAACGCTTCGCCCCTGAGTGATGGAATAGGTCAACGAATCTTTGAGTTTACCCGTGGCCACCCTTCGACGCTTTTTGCCGTTAATCATTCGGTATGCCCCGACGTTTTGGCGTGCAAGCTCTAGAATTTCATCGCATATTGATTCGAGTACGTCCATTATTGATAAATTGCTGAGAGTTGATTAAAACTTGTTGATGTTGCAGTGGCATTGTTTCTGATTTTGAAGTTGATCAAGTCACCTGCAACAACTGAGAACGAACCCGTGGCCGTGTAAGTATTGGCCGTTGCACCTGCTGCGATAGTCAAACTAAATTGGTCAACTCCATTCTTACGAAGCGTGAAAACAAGTGTGCCTGTGGCTGATTGTGTTGTAGTTGTACGCACACGAATTTCTGTGAAGGTCATGGCAAACTCAGCGCTAATTTGAACAGCTGATTCGGTTCCGCTGTTGGTTCCGCTTTGAATAATATAAAATCTATCACCGCTTGATGCCGCTAACGTAAATCCTATGCCATAGGTACGAAAGGCTTGATTCACCGCTGCCGATATTACTAGGTTGCCCGATCCGAGTATCGAATTGCCGTTTATGGTTTTGATATTCGTATTACTTACGAGCGTGTCTTGCTTTGCTCCGATGGCAGTCGCTTGTGCTGTGCTCACTGGCTTATTAACGTCCGATGTATTGTCTACGTTGGCAAGCCCTACGGCTGACTTATCGAGCGTTTGGAACGTCTTATCTCCTCGGTAGTATTGTGAGGTAGTTCCTGCGGTAATTGTTGGCTCTTTGGCGTTGAGTGCCGTTTGCGTAGCCGTAGATATTGGCTTGTCAGCATCTGAGGTATTGTCGGCGTTTCCAAGTCCTACCTGCGCTTTGGTCGTGGCGTGCGGATTGCTAGTGTTGCTCGTATGGGCAACTAAGTCCGCAGCGTTGGTAGCGTCACCTGCCATCCTTGCCGTCGTTTCGGTAGACAAGTTTCCAGCAACCGTGTTGATGTTGTTTTGTAGTGTCGTGTCGGCTGCTATCCTTGCGTTGACTTCGGTAGTTAATTCCGCATCCGTCGCACGTCCATCGAGTGCCGTCTGCAAATCCGTTTGAGCCGACAAAGTGCCTCCGATCGATCCCCAATTAACACTACCTCCACCGCCGCCCGTGGCAGCTATGCGCACGCTTCCGTTGCCTAGATCGGTAATGGTTACGTTATTGCCTTGGACCAGGTTCAAAACGTTTTGGACAGCGTTATCCGTTCCGTTTACTTTGAGTGTAATTCCACCACCGCCCGAACCTGAGCCACCCGAACCACTACCACCCACCGCGTAGTCGGCAGGGATCTCGCAAGCGTTCCAGTTGTACGGAACGATCAAAGACATTTGCAAGGTCACGCCCGTGACAACTTGCGAATAGGATTCAACAAATGCAGTTATAACGGGATCGCCATCCATATCTACCGAACGATCGAATAGCACATTGCCGTTTTTGATCTCACTTATCAAGTCAAGGGCAAGGCGAGCCATATCACTGATGACTTCGCGCTGATATTCATTCTCGACTTCCTTCGCCCGTGGCAAATCGTAAAACACAACCTCGAACTGATAAGCCAAACCGCCAAGCGTTGGTTGGATCGTGCCAGGCACAAAGTGCATAACGGGGTAGAGCTGATCCTTGGGCACGTCTATGAGATCAATCAAACCATGCTGAAACGCATTGATCATATAATGACCATTGGCGAAAGCCTCCATGCGGTCCACGATCTGAGTGTATGATAGTCCGTTATTGTTACTCATTGATATCGGTTTGTAAATTCTTTGTGTTAAAGTCTATCATGTAAGTCATATGTGTAAAAGCTACCCACGTCTGAAGGTTGGTGACCGCATCGAACTTCAACGGGTTGCGATCGCTCAAAGTCTCTATGAAATGAAACCATCCCCATTTGTTCAAGTCGATTGTAAGTCCGTCTCCAATTCCTTGCTGACCTGAGTCAAATAGTCTAGGGAACTTCTCAATAGTTCGAGTTCGAAAGTCGAAAAAAAAAGCAGCGCACCGCTGACAACTGACATAGGTAACTGTTCAATATCCTTTCGGTTCTGCTCCGATTCCTTACCCGTGTATTCGGCTATGGTGTACTTATTGCCCATGCGCGAAAGGATTGGACGATAAACTACACACATCATATCGATGAGCTTTGAATAGTCGCTATTGACGAACACGGCCTTGCTCAGCTCGTCTAAGTCGATGTACTGACCTAGCTGCATCTCGTCCATGGTTGGGATAAATCCGTATTCGCGCCCGTTCAATTTACAAGCCGGTACGTGCATGGCAGTTTCGGCTTCGATGACCAGTTGAAAGGCGGCGTTTATTCTCACCACTGATTCAGGCACCAACTTGCGGATGGCTGCTTCGCTTTGATTGAGGGCAGCCGCACACTTTTGTATTGGGTTGGTTGCCGATTGCCAACGAACATACTGGCCTAGACTGATAGCAGCGTAGACCTTCGGGATCGAAAAGGATCCATCCGTAGTGGTTTGTATTTTCTTCTTTCTGAAATAACTCAGCATATCTCTATAACAATTTTGACGTGAAAATGTGTTTTATCGAGCGACCAATAAAAGGGTGAACATGAATAGCGACCCTAGCAAAAAATAAAATAGCGCAAATCGGTTGCTCGTTTGGTCATCTTTGCGCTTTAACTTTTTGTTCTCGCGTTCTAAATCCTCGATCTCTTTGCGCATTTGGCGATAGGTGTATAAGTTCATGGGGTTAAATGTTGTCGGGTGCTATGATTTGAACGGGACCACCTTCCGCGCCCGTGATCTCTTGACGTTCGATATACCCACGGCTCTTGCCCTTGGTTTTGAGGTAGAAGATGCAGGCCGTCGTGTCACCTGATCTCATTTGCTTGTGTAGTTGAGATTCAGCAAAGTCAAGAGCAACGTCACCAATACTTACGACTGCCTCTTTGTATTTCTCGTCGGTCTTAAGCCATTCGTAGTGAGTAGAGCGATCAATACCAACCGCCTTAGCTGCAGTAGTAACCACGCCTAACGACTTCTCCAATGCTTCGAGCATCGCTTTTTTAGTTGTTGGATTCTGTTGACTCATAGATAGTTCCGTTTCGTTTTATTACAAGGCTAGGATCAAGTTTTTTCATTCGGTCAATAATGACTTGGCAATACTTAGGGTCGAACTCCACCAAGTATGCCTTACGTTGCATTTGATGACAAGCAACCATTGTTGTTCCTGATCCGCCAAATGCGTCTGCAACTATATCACCTTCCTTGCTGCTATTACCTATCTGATACGAAAACAATGGAATTGGTTTCATTGTTGGGTGCTCTGCGTTTCTAGATGGTCGGTCAAAATTAAGCACCGTTGTTTGTTTTCGGTCTGAATACCACCCATGGGCAGCGCCCTCTTTCCATCCGTATAGACAAGGCTCGTGTTTCCATTGATAGTCCTGCCTGCCCATCACCATGGTTTGTTTCACCCAAATAAGGCATTGCTTAACCATGATGCCTGCATTTTTCATTGCTAACCTAAAGTTTGCGCCTTCAGAATCTGCATGCCAAACATACCATGCGCCGCCTGCTTTGGTGTAAGCGCCGAGCGCTGTGTAAAAATCATATAAAAATTGGTAGAAAGCATCATTAGACATTGAATCGTTTTTAATTGTTAGAGCATCCTTTGTTTTGCCTTCATATGCCACATTATAAGGGGGGTCGGTAACAACTAAATCCGCCAAATGCCCTCCAAACAATTTTTCAAATGTGTCGGTTTGCGTACTATCCCCACAAAGCAACCGATGCTCGCCAATCTCGAAAAGGTCACCGATAACAATATCGGTTTCAATGCCACCTTCGGGAACTTCAAAATCATCCTCCTCCGCATCCAACCTTACCTCCATGTCTTTCGGCAAATCCAAGCCCCATTCCACCAATTGCTCGGTGTCCCATTCGTTGGCGATCATATCCCAATCCCACTCCCCAAAGCCGACATTATCCTTTACAATGAACTCGCGTTGCTGATCCTCAGTTAATTCGCTGGCCTTGATGATTGGCACTTCTTTGAGCCCAACCTCCTTGCACGCTTTCAATCGCATGTTGCCACCTAAGACAACCATGTCATCATTGACAACGATCGGTCGTAGTTCCAGCATCTTTGGAAAGTCCTTAATGGATTGCACCAACTTCTTGAATTTGTCATCCTTGATCAATCTTGGATTGTTTGGGTTGCTTTTTATAGCAGATAATTTAACGTGCTCAATTTTCATATTTCCTTATTTCATTGGTATTTCATCGACGGGCGTTTGGCACTTTTCTTCGTAGTGCCCCTCAAAATATCGCGCTGAGTGTACATGGGTATTTCCGTCGCTGGTCCTTATCACGTACTCACCTATCGACACGGGCCATAATGAGCCTTTGATAACAATACCTAGCGTATTGCCTTTGAGTTTCTTCATGCTGCCATTGGAGAAGTCCCAAAACTCCTTAAAGTTGTCACCTTTCCATTGGATGGCTTCGACGATATGACCCGTTGGTGTGTGGATTGCTTTCATTGGTTCGTTGGTTTATATCTCAATGTCTTGGGTGGCCTTGCGTAAATCTTCGATCACCTCTTTGACACATGGTGAGCACGTGGTCACCTGAATATTCTTACCGCTGATCTTGGATATCGCGGTGAAAAATGGTTTTAACTCGTCCGTTGTGAATGATGTTTGACCTTCGTACCTAGTCAACAATTCTCTTACCTGGACAAGCTCGTCATGGCTTATTCCAACCGTACCCCACTTACCTGCCGGGCACGAAGCCCATGTGTACTTCGTTTTAATACGCATCACGCATCCGCACAATCTGATTTTTCGGCGGTAGTGGGTCACGATGTTGTCATCATCGCCCTCAACACTACCACCCAAAAGCAAGGTACCACACGATCCCGTGGATGCTTTGAACCACTTGCAATCTTTGCAGATGGTCAGGCGGTCGGCTTGGATGGATGGCTTAACTATCATGGCTCTATCACTTTTATACGTCTTTTCAATTTGGCTTTGACGATCCTCAATTTGTCTTGGACCTCCTTTGGGTCCACTTCAATAATTTCTGCGATCTCCTGCGGTTTCAATCCCATGCGATAGGCCCGTATCAACTCACGATCAAACTTTGGAAGGGATCCCGTGGCAAGGTCAATGCAGCCCATCATTATTTCGGTGTCGAATATCGTGGCCTCGTCGCTCTCCTCGTCTGCTATCTGAGTGGATAGCTCCACAAACCCTTGGGACTTGCGGTGTACGTTCTTGCGCTGCCATAGCATCCGACGAACGTAGGCGTCTAAAAATCCATCTTCGCACGTTTTTTCTGCAATTTCTCGCTTCTCCAGTATGCCTAAAACAATATCCGACAACAAATACTCCCCGTGCTCTTTACTTCGGGTGTACTTTTCGGCAGTTTTTTGCCAAAGAGTGTAATTTTTTTGTATTTGAAAATCAACACATTGCACCTTGTTTCAAAGAAATATGTAAAAAATATTTGACATTCCAATATTTTGTCGTAATATTGCAGAGTCAAACAAACAAACAAACAAATATACATCAAATCACATGACAAATCCAAGAGTAATTATTGAGCCAATGCAGACGGGCTTCACTCAGATCAAATCACGGGAGTTTGAAACAAAAAAAGAAGCCATCGCGTACTACTACGAACTATGCTATGACCACAATATTGAAGTCACCGGCGATTGTTCGGGCGGTATTGGTCACGACTTCAGAATTTCACTAGAATATTAATCTCAAACAAACAATACAATGACAAATCAAGAAAAAATCGAGCGCATTCAGCACTTGTACAAAGAAGCAGCGGATATGGTAAAGGATTGCGAAATGCGCATTGCTACCAACACTCACGAGTGGTCAACTGAAAATGCACTTATAGAGTTCAAAAAGGATGCGGCAGCGTTGAAGTATGCGCTCAAAGGTATTCAGTTGATGCAGGACCTAGTAAATGAAGGGGGTCAAGATGGCGAGTAAAGTATGCGTGCAATCCTCAGTGACCGCACACCCACAATCGGGTTTTAACAACTGGCAAAACCTACTACGCGCCCAGCTTAAACCGCAGCTAGTCATGCGCAAAGCAACCGAGGGAGAGTTTACCTACATACGTGAGCATCTCGATATCTTCAAACATCTATTCACCGATCAAGATTTGATTAAGTTGATCCGCGACAACCGAACCGAGGTACACCACATGAATATGGGGTTGAATCACATGAAGATTGAGTTAAAGCCGTTTTACGACGATGATCCCGACACACGAAGGCATTGGAGAGTTTACTTCACAGCCTCCATTGTTCGCCTAGATCGTAATGGCGTAGAATCACAACTTACAAACCTAGTTTATCAAACATATCGCAAACTTTATACACTACATACATGAGCAAGTCAAAAGAGTTATTTATGAATATGCGCGAAGAACAAGCGCAATTCGAAGCAAGCATCCAAGAACAAGAGTTTTACAATTTAATTAATATAAACAATCAAATCCAATTAACAAAATGAGCAACGAATTTTTGCCCGAAAACTACGAAGCACCCAAAGGCGGTGGCGGTAACTATCTAAAGTTCCAACAAGGTGACAACCGATTCAGAATCCTATCGCGCCCCATCCTTGGATGGCTCGATTGGGATAATAACAAACCGATCCGCACCCGTCACTCTCAACCCAAGCCAGCGCCTATCAATCCATTAAAGCCCGTAAAGCACTTTTGGGCAATGGTAGTGTGGTCTGAGGAATCCAAGTCAATCATGGTCCTAGAGATCACGCAAGCAGGCATCCAACAAGCTATTCAAATCCTTGCGAAAGATCCCGATTGGGGTAGTCCGTTTGAGTACGACCTTTGCGTCAACAAGTCGGGACAAGACAAGGAAACCAAATATTCAGTGAATCCGAAACCAAAGAAACCGTTTAGTGCTGAATGTGAGGCGGCCTTAATGAATACCTACGTGAACATCGAGGTGTTATTCGATGGCGGTGATCCATTTGCTAAGGGAGGGCAGTCATGATCGTTATTGATGGTTGTATAGTTGGCGCATCCGAGGTGGTGCGCCAACTCCAAGAGGACGAGATCAGCGCATTGGATGTGAAGATCGCGCTAAAACAAATGGAGGTAGCGATCGAGCAAGTCAAAAAGGTAGCGGATCGGATGGCAGCGGACGAAGCAGCGAAGCAAGGCGAAAGATCATTCATGCACAACGGAGCACGGATCGAACTTGCCGAGCTTGGAACGAAGTACGATTTTACCCCATGCGGATACCCACCATTAGCACGAATTGAGTTGACAATGAAAGAGTATAGCGAGCAAGCGAAAGCGGCTCAGAATTGGCTGAAATCGATCAAAGGCAAAACCGAATACATTGACCCCGAAACGGGCGAGATGTGCGAAGTTTATCCACCCATCAAAACAAGTACAACGGGCATCAAAATCACACTAGCAAAATGATCACGATACCTGCAATACTTGAATCAGTGGCCACGCGAAAGGATCGCACACTAAAACTGATATTCGGAACTAACGAGTTGAGCCCGTCGCAAGCGGGCCAACTCTTATCCGATACCGAAAAATTCGGATGGCTGGCTTTCAAAGGCGAATCGTTCAACCTAGACGAGAGCAAGATGCTCGAATCGCT